CGACCGTGATCCGGAACTCAGGGTTGGTAGCCAGTTTGTAGCAGAAGTAATCCTCAGCCAACGTGGTCTTACCATGCTCCGGAGGCCACAAGATGAGAGTGATGTTACCGGGTGGCGTATTCTCGTAGGCTTCGATGGCTTTAATATGGAACCACGGGGAAGAATGCCCGAAATACTTGCTTCGGAAACTTTGGAACGTGCCGTCCCAATCTTCTTTGCCGCCCTCACGGAGAGCCTTCTCCCTGATAGCGTCAGCACGCTCACTGAACTCAGGGATGCGTTGACGCCACTTGTCGTAAGCGGAGCGTGTGACCCCGGCGATCATGCACGCCTTACTAATAATCCCATGCTCCGCTAACCCTGCGAGGAACAGGTCACGGGTCTGCTGACCCCTGACTTTGCTGACGTTGCCGCCGTACTGTTCTATCGGAGTATCAGTCATGGGTCGTGGTGGTCTATGAGTGGTCGAAGATCGACTTCGCTACCACTAACTCAATCGTTTCTGAGGCAATAACCTGTTCGGTACTAGCAATCTTGACTGTGTGGGTACCGACCTGATCTAAGGAAATGTCAACATAGTAGATGCCGCTATCCGCAGCGCCACTACCTTTGGTTATCGTCGGAGTAGTAGCATTGGTACCATCAGGTTGACGATGCGTACAAGCCGTAGCAGCGTCAACGATAGCAACTCCTGTTCCCGCCGTCTTAAACGAAGCGGTAACCCGTACTTGATCGCCTACGTCGTATGTAGCCATTAGACCCCCACCAATAGTGTTAAAGTATCCTGCTGTTCTTCCGCGTTGCTACTACCAGTAATGTTATTCACAGTAAGTGTCAATTCCGGCTGAGGAACCTTACGAGTAACGAAAGGCAAAACAACAGTAGCCGTACTTGTAATAACCCCTATTGCACTAGTTCCATCACTACTCAAAACAACTTCTCTGGCAATACCAGCAACAACCGTAGCCGTACTTGTTACCGCTGCTTCACCGGCATCAATTATTGCTATTTCTTGAATCGCTGCCGTAACGGTAGCCGTACTAGTGATCGCTGCTTCACCGGCATCAATTATTGCTACTTCTTGAATCGCTGCAACAACCGTTGCCGTACTGGTAATCGCACCAGCAATCGACGCAACCTCTTGGATCGCTGCCGTAACAGTCGCAGTGCTAGTAATCGCACCGGCTATAGAAGCAACTTCAGCGATTGATGCTGTGACCGTCGCCGCACTGGTGATCGCACCCGCGATAGCGTGAGTTTGGACGCCCTGATAGGAATAGTTTGACTCCCGATAGTCAATACTGGACTGGCGGTAGTCAATAGCCATTACATCCGTACCTCGTCATTGACCAGCAACGAATAAGGCCCGTCAGCATCAACATAGTGGACAAACAGTTGGACATGGAACGCATCCGGTAGGCCGGTCATCGGCTCCCGCCAATGCTCCACCTCGCAACCCCGGTAGACGGCCATCTCACCGGGTCGCTGGACGATCTTCTCGCCTTCGATGAACAGCGGCCACGACTCGTCTTGATTGGTACCGACCAGCAGGCTGGCTGACACCTCACAGGCCGGACGATCCTTGTGCGCTTCCAAGATCGCACCCGGTCGGTAGACCCGGAAGTAGGTGTAGGTCGGAAGCAGGGTCAGGCCAGTGACTTCCTCCATACGGAGCCAGAGGCGGGCGTGAAGGAACTGCATCACGGGGTCTTTGTAGGCGGCGTGCATCCCCGGCGACTGGTCGTCAGGGCGTTCCGGGGTGATCGACTCTTGCCACAGCGCGTAGCGGGTCACGAAGTCCAGATCAGCAGCGTCGATCTCCGACTTGGCTTCCTCGTAGCCGGTGCCGGTGCCGAGCCGCCATCTGGCCCACCCGGTCATGGCTGCGGAAGGAACCCGTAGAAGATGTTGAAGACGTACCGATCCACCGTGGCGGGGAGACTCCGATGAGGGTGGGTCCATGCGGCGGGGAAGATGACCCCTCGGCCTTCGACCGGGGCGATCTTTAGACCCTGCTCAGGGAACTCCAACTCGCCCCCCTCGGGGGTCGTGTTGACGAACATGCCGAAGGTCAGGAACCGGTGAGCAAGGTGCGGGTAACCCCAGTCGGAGTGGGTGGCGTGGTACGCCTCGCCCGGCTTGTACCGGAGGATGTTGTAGCCCTCACCCATGCCGAAGCGGGGCACGTTCCCGGCCTGCTTCCGTTCCTTGACGTAGTGCTCAAGTGACTCTTGGGCGAAGGCGAGGATGGGTTCGTGTTCGACCGGAGGGGACGCCTCTAGGAAGTGGAGTTGGTCGGAGTCCCGTGAGTAGAGGTCAGAGCCTCCGGTAGTGAGCGACTGGTTCCATCGGAGCGACCGGTTGGCGTTGAGGATCGCCTCGGGGCAGCAGGTCGTGTCGGCCATCTGGTACTGACAGACGTAATCGTCCAGCCACAGCGGCGTTGCCGTGGTCTGGGTTGAGGTGAGCGTGTCGATCACGGTGCCGGACGCTCCGGGTCAATAACGACCCACTCTTGGTTGTCCTCGTCCCAGTCGTAAATCCACGCCGGTTCGCCCTCAACCTCCAACGGTGGAGGCATAGGAACAGGAGGCACCCACACCGGGATCGTCTTCCCAGTTGTCCGAGGTGCCACGTCGTGAACCACATCAGATCCAAGGTCGGGATCGACTCGCTTCTGAACCACGTCGGCTGCTGTGAAGTCCTCCTCGGACGGATCGGGAACCTCCCCGAGAGTCCACGACGGGTAGGGCTGCGGCCTCATGAAGGTGTCATGCTCCTCGTTGTAAACGTCACCGATCCCGGCGAAGTTGTAACGCATCGGCTTCCCGTCGGGGTGGTGGCCGCTGATGGTGCGAGCCGAGGTTTGGACCCAAGTGCTGTCCGGTTCCCCGAGGATCTCCCGGCACCGGGCTACTCCGGCTTCCGGGTCGTCCTGACCGTCAGCGCCCACGATCTCCTCGTTGCTGATCGCCATGACACAGAGGACGGTGCCGTCGGCGTCTATTCGTGCGAAGTGAGCCATGTTCAACCTCAGATCGGGTAGGAGAGAATCACGATGCCCGGCCCGCCACATCCACCGGGCTGATACTTGTTGGTGGAGGCACCGGGTCCAGACGGGCCGTACCCGTAGCCGCCGCCTCCGCCTCCGCCGCCCGTGTTCACGGTGCCGGGACGGCCAACGGTGACCGGAGCAGCACCACCCACAGAATAAGCCCCGCAGTTGCCGCCCCCGTAGGGACCGCCCGTCGGATTGGTGACCGGGTCGCCCGCCCCCGCCACACCACCACCCCGGCCGCCTCCGGCGTAGTTGACCGAAGCGCCGCTGATCGAGGACGCCACGCCGACGCCTCCGTAACCCGAGGTGTACGGCACAGCGGTCCACGGGCTATATGGGATGCCGGGAACTGCTGGCGCTCCGCCATAGCCACCGGCCCCGCCACCTCCACCGGCCGTGTAGATGATCCCTCCGCCGGTTGAGGTGGGATCAGTGGGCGCGGACCAAGGGGGACCGTTGTCGTCGCTGGCCCCGTAGGCGGGGTAACCGGTCGGATTAGCGACCCAGCCGGGAACAGCGGTAGTCGGCTGAGGCGGGTTGGCGTTGCCGCCGTAGGCGTTCCCTTGCCCGCCACCACCGGAGCCGGAGTAGCCGAGTCCCGGCCCGGTGATCGGTGTCGGAATGCCGGGGATGTCAGCGCCGATGTAGGTAGCGCCACCCCCGGCCCTGAAAGCGTAGGTGGAACTGGAGGGTCTTTGGGTGCCGCCGCCTCGGCCGCCGCCCCCGATGATCGTCTTGCCATGAGGGTGGACCGGGGTGGCTCCGAAGTCGATGAATGAGACATTCCCCGGTGCGGACTGGGCGGACAGGTTGGCCCCGTTGTCCACTGTCCCGCCTCCTGCTGCTCCTCGCCCGCCGCCGCCGATCATGACGGGACAAGCCCCGTCGGTGGCCGGTCCCATACCGGTCGAAGCCGGAACAGCAGCCGGTGATTGGTAGAAGCCGCCAGCCCCACCACCGCCTGCTTCGGCTGTCGCTCCACCGCCACCGCCACCAGCAACGATCAGGTATTGGAGGTTGGGAGCCGGAGCCGGATCAGTCCAAGTGAAGACGCCACCGGTCTTGAAGGTGTGGATGCCCTTGCCGCCCGACTCGGTGTAGACGCCGCCGGTTGCTCTGGCGGTCGCCGGGTAGATGGTTTCAGCGCCGCCACCAAACGCACCGGAAGTCCAATCGTTGACCTTAGTCCCAGCGAAGAACCGTTCGATACGAGGCATCAGGCATCATCTATCCGATTGACATAACCGAATACGTTGATGCGACCACTCGCACCGCTGGGGTTGAAACCGTTTACCAGCAGTTCCGTGGCATGGCCTTTTAAGATCAGCCCCGGAACGACCAGCGTCAAACCCGCTTTCGTGGGGATGGTCTGGTAGATGTAGTCAAGTGGACCGGACCCGGCCAAGCCCCATTCGATAACGAGAATCTCGTCAGCAGTATGCGTATTCGTGGCGTAGATCCATACCTCGTCGTAATCTGCCACTGTGGTCGTTGACTCATGGATCAGCGTCCCCGCAGTAGCGGTAGCAGCAATAACAATGCCCCTGCCGTCAGTTGATCCCGATAGTTTGACCTTAGAAATCGTTGCCATCGTTGCCCCTAACCTGAGAACACTTGTGCGTGAAGAATAATGTTAGCGTTATCGAAACCGCCTGTCAGCCCACCAGCAGTACCAGTGGTATTAATCGATGGGCTGGTCGTCCACGTTGTCGTAGACGCAGCCGTACCAACCAGAATAGCACCATCAACAGCATTGGAAGCAGTCAGCCCAAGTTTCGTTTCCAACGCGACAGTCGCACCATGCACATTGACATGCATGACATCATGCTGCTTACCGGTCGCATCCAAATCATCAGTGGACGAAATATCTGTCCGAAGTTGGGAACCTACGGTGTCAAGCGCACCGGGATATGCAGTAGCCATCAGGCAAGCGTAACAGTGACAGCGCCAATAGCGACAGTAACAGTATCACCAGCATCCACAGCCTTAGAAGCAGTAACAATCGTATGATACATCAACTCACCGGCAGACAAATGATTCCAGATACCGATATACGTCACCGTGACACCCGGCATCGAAGTAAACGACTGAGCATCAGTAGACGCCACCAACCCACTCGTCCCCGACGCAGAAGCAAACGAGATCGCCTGACGAGCCACATCGACCTCATTACTCAACGCCGCAGAAGTCACATCCGTAGGGTCACCAGTATGCAACGCAAGATACATCTGCCCCACATGAGCACCAATATCGCTAGTACCCAACGTATGGTTCAAAACCAGATTCGTACAATAGTCCGACATCTCAGCCATAAAAAGTTTCCTCCCGAAAGACGTTGCAACAGTCCACCAACATGATAGAC